GCTTCAGCTCGACCGGCGCGCAGCTCCACAACTTCCCGCGCTTGGTGGCCGATGATCCCGAGCTGGTCCGCGCGGTGCTGCTGCAACGCCAGCCGCTCGCGAGTGGCGTGTTCACCACTTTAAAGTCGATGCTGCGGCCCGCGATCAAGTCGCGCAAGGGCTTCATCGTGCGGGCCGATTGGAATGCCATCGAGGCCCGCGGCCTGCCGTGGCTCGCGGGTGAGCCCGCGGCCGCGTACCTCGCCACATGGCGCCACGAGAACCGTGACCTGTACGTCGAGCAAGCGCAGCTGGCGGGGCTCGGTGAGAACCGGCAGGCGGGCAAGGTGGTGGTGCTCTCGCTCGGCTACGGGGGCGGCCCCAACGCGCTGGGGCGGATGAGCGCGGCGTACGACGTCAAGATCCACGACTCGCAGCAGGTGGTGCGCAACTGGCGCGCCGCCAACTCATGGGCGCCGCAGTGGTGGTACGCGCTGGAAGCCGCGGCCTACACGGCGCTGCGACGGCGCGACGGTGAGTGGATCGAGGCGGGCCTGATCGGCCTCGCTGCGGACGAGTTCGGGCTGGTGATGGGGCTCCCGAGCGGGCGCCAGATCCGCTACCCGTTCGCGCTGTTTGAGTGGCAGGGCGATCGCTCGGTCATCACCTACCTCAAGGCCGCGTGGAAGCCGAAGGCCAGCGCCATCGATTGGCCGCGGGCGACGTTGTGGCACGGCACTCTGGCCGAGAACGCGACGCAGGCGGCGTGCGGTGATCTGCTGCGCAGCGCGATCGTCGGCGCCGTCGCGGACCAGCTGCCGGTGATCGGCCATGTCCACGATGAGCTGATCGGAGAGGCCCCGACTCTGAAGGCCGCGCGCGAGCTTGCGCACGCTCTTCGCTCGCGTATGCTTGAGCTGCCTGAATGGGCGCACGGCCTGCCGCTCGCGGTCGAGACGGACAGCGCGCCCTTCTTCCGCAAGTGAAAATGGAACGGCCCAGCAACGCTTTGACGCTGCCGGGCCGGTGTTGCTTTACTCACCCCCACCCCAACGAGGAAGCGAGACATGAGCCACCACCTACCGGAGATGACCCAATGACACGCACCGTACCACAGTCCCGATTCACCCTCACGGTCTTCCCCCTGCCGATGCGCCGGGCGGCGCGCTGGCTGTTGTGGGCACAAGACAAGGTGCCCTACTACGTCACCGGCCAGAGGCGCCACGGCAAGCTCGACACCGAGGCCGACGTCGGGCGCTTGGTCGACGCCAAGACCGCCTACGCCGCCATGCTGGCGGGCAAGGGCCGCTACCGGGGGCTCGGCTTCGCCCTTGGCGGGGGCTGGTACGGGATCGACTTCGACCATGTCCGCGACGGCGCCACCGGGGCCTTGCCGCCGTGGGTCAGCCGGATCGTGGAGTTCGGGACCAAGGGCGGGATGTACGCCGAGGTGTCGCCGTCGGGAACGGGCCTGCACCTGATCGGCTACTGGCCCGAGGGCAGCACCTTCCGCAACGGCCGCCAGCACGAGCAGGTCGAGGCGTACGACCGGGGGCGGTACTTCACCATGACCGGGCAGCGCCTGAACGGGACGGCGCGCCTGCGCCAGCTCGACCCGGCGCCGACGCTGGTGCTGGTCCCCAAGCTGGTGCCCAACCCAACCAAGGATGCCCGCCAGACCGCTCAGATCGACGCAGGAGCGATTCCGCACGGCAAGGTGACCTCAGGGTGGCTGGCCGATCGCCCGAAGGTCGTAGCGGCCTTGGCAGACATGACCTCGGACTGCTCGCGCCAGCGGTGGGTCACGGTGGGCATGGCGCTGCACGAGGGCAGCCACGGCAGCGCCGACGGGCTGGCCCACTGGGAGCAGTGGAGCGCCAAGGCCAAGGGGGCGGTCAACGCGGACAACGAGCCCCGCTATGTGCCGGGGCACTGTGCGGAGCAGTGGAGCAGCTTCGGCAAGACCGACGGGGTGCGGGTGAAGCTGGGAACGCTGTTCCACATGGCGCAGGAAGAACGCGAGGCGCGCCCGGTAGAAGAGGCCAAGCTCGCGGGCAAGCGCAAGTTCCCCGGCGACTTGCCGGAAGAGTTCACGCTGGCCGAGCTGAAGCGGATGAAGATCCCGGCCACGCGCTGGCTGGTGGACAAGCTGATCGCGCCGGGGCTCACGCTGCTGGCCGCGCCGCCGAAGGCGGGCAAGAGCTACCTCGCCTTGCAGATGGCCCTGTGCGTGGCGAGCGGCAGGCCGTTCCTCGATCGCGAAACCAACGCCAGCCCGGTGTGCTACTTCGACTTGGAAGAAGAGCACGAGCTGCTGCTCGATCGAGTCGGGCCGATCCAGAAGGCGCACGGCATCAACGACGAGGTGCCGATCAAGTTCAAGCTGACCATCCCCACGGGTGATGAGGCGGTGGCGGCGCTGGCCGAGCAGATCGCGCTGGGCTACAAGCTGCTCATCGTGGACATCTTCGCCCGCATGCGCGATGAAGTGAACGAGGACGCGAAGAAGAACGCGTACGCCCGCGACTACAAGGTGATCGCCACCATCGCGGACTTCGCCATGCAGCACACCGGCATCGCGATCATCATCATCCACCACGCCAACAAGGGCACGCACGATGATTGGCAGGCGAAGATCAGCGGCAGCTACGGGCTGGCCGGTGGCTCGCACGCAAACATCTACATGGGCAGGCCCGACATGCGCGGCAGCAAGAGCGACGACGAGAAGGCCGAGGCGATCCGCTTCCGCATCCTGCACGCCGTGGGCAAGCGGGTGCCCGAGCAGGAGGTGGTGGTCGAGCAGATGCACAACATGGGCGGGTGGCAATGCAGCGAGCTGCGCAGTGGCGAGATCCTGCTGTCGCTCAAGCGCAGGGAAGTGATCGCGTTCCTGCAACAGCGCTACCCGGCGTATGTGAGCGCGAAGGAGGTGGCGGCGAGCATGGGGAGCACGCTCAAGAGCGTGCAGCAGATGATGTACCTGATGGGCGTGAAGGGGTTGATCGAGAGCGAAGGGCAGGGTGGTGCGGGCTACCGTGCGAAGCGGATTTTGCCCTCGCGCGATATGACACCATGAAGGATTAGACTAGTATGTGTAGGATTACTTCCTACACTTACCATATGATTTCTATACACACATCGTGCGCGGGGGCGCGGGCACGCGCGAGGCCGTGGCGATTTTCAGAGGGAGCAGAGCGATGACGACAGCAACGCAAGAGCAGGTGCCGGTGTGCCTCAGGGGTGACACGATCGTGATCGGCGTCGACTACGAGGTGGCGCTGGCCGATGTGTATTCGCAGATGGAGCTGGTCAACTGGATCAAGCACCTTAGCCGCAAGCGCTGGGCGACGCTGCCGCTGATCGAGCAGTTCATCGACTTGGTGTGCAAGGCGAAGGGCTGGCCGGTGGACGGCTGATCGCGGCGAGCGCAGAATCTCGCGCCAGTGAGGGCGAGGTCTGTTTGAAAAACGAGAAGGCCATCAACGAGTTCACGACTAGCCGCGCGGGGAGCGCGCCGCTGCCCATCGTCAAGGGGCGGCGCACCTCGCGCAGGCTGCTCGCCAACGGCACCAGCGCAGAGCGCGTGCGGCAGTCGATCAAGGCGGGCATGCTGGTGAAGACGCTGCAAGACATCGCTGACGGCAAGAAGGATGCGCAGGCGCATCAGGTCACCGCGGCGCTCGGACTGCTGCGTAAGGTGCTACCTGATCTACAGGCGACGCTGATCAGTGGAGATCCGCAGCTTCCTCTCACCATCATCACGCGGCTCGATGATGGCGACTAAGCCAAGCGCAGCGGCAGCAGCCGCGGCCGCGATGGGTCCGATCTGCGACGTCGCTTTAAAGCCGCGGCCGTGGCAGCGCCCGCTGCGCAACTACTTCCACAACGGCGGCAAGCGCGCGGTCGAGATCGCGCACCGTCGTGCAGGCAAGGATCGCATCGCGCTGTTCATCGAGCTGGAGCAGGCTCTGCGCAGCCCTCGTGAGGTCTGGCACTCGCTGCCGACGCACAACCAAGCGCGCAAGGTGGTGTGGGACGCGTTGACCGGCGACGGCCAGCGCCTGATCGACGTCGCGTTCCCGGCCGCGATCGTGAGCAAGCGGATCGAGAACGAGATGAAGATCGAGCTGATCAATGGCTCGCTCTGGCGCCTCGTCGGTGGCGACAACTTCGACGCGCTGGTTGGCGCGAACCCGCGCCATGTGACGTTCAGCGAGTACGCGCTCACGAGCCCGAAGGCGTACGAGTATGTGCGCCCGATCATCGCGGAGAACAGCGGCTCGCTGCTCTTCATCACCACACCGCGCGGCTACAACCACGCGCACGCGCTCTACGAGTACGCGCGCCAGAACCCGGCGTGGTACGCGGGCTATCACCCGGTCAGCGAGACGCGCCTGATCCAAGCCGATGTGCTGGAGGAGGAGCGGCGCACGATGCCCGATGAGCTGTACCGGCAGGAGTACGACTGCGACTTCAGCGCCGCCAACGTGGGCTCGATCCTCGGCGCGTACCTCGCCACCGCCGAGCAGGAGGGCCGCGTGCCCAACGCCGAGCTGTACGACCCGAGCGGCGCGCCGGTCGAGCTGTTCAGCGACATAGGGTTCCGCGACGCGGCCGCATGGTGGTGGGTCCAGCCTGTAGCCGGGGGCTTCAACATCATCGACCACGACGAGGCCACCGGGCTCGACGCCGAGCAGTGGATCGAGCGCCTGCGCGCCAAGCCGTGGAACATGCACGGCCGCAAGCTGGGCTGCGTCCACCTGCCGCACGACGCCCGCGCCAAGACCTTCCGCTCGCGGCACACGGTGGTGAGCGTGTTCCTCACCAGCGGGCTCGCGGAGCGCTACGCCGTGGTGCCGCTGACCAGCGTCGCTGACCGCATCAACGCCGCCCGCGTGTTCATCCGCACCTGCGTGTTCAACGCCGCCTCGTGCGCCGTCGGCCTGCACCACCTCCGCGAGTGGCACTTTGAGTACGACGAGGAGCGCCACAACTACAAGCGCGAGCCCGAGCACGACGAGCACTCGCACACGGGCGACGCGTTCAGCTATGCTGCCGTCGCTTTAAAGCCGTTCACCCAGCCAGCGCCCGAGCCCAAGAGCCGCGACGTCGGCCAGCCCGCCCACTACGCGTTCGACTTGGAGCGCCTGTTCGGAGATCGCGATGCCGCCTGACCTGCCGTTGCCCCCGCAACAGGCTGCGCCTACAGCGCCGCCACCGCCGCCCGAGTACCTCGCGCAGGAGCAGCCCACGCCCGAGCAGCAGGAGCACATGACGCCCGAGTACTGGGCCAAGGAGATCGCGGCGTCGAAGAAGTGGCTCCAGAAGTGGCACACCCGCGCCAAGACCATCGAGCGCAAGTACCTGCTGGGCGATCAGGACAACACCAGCGGTGGCAGCAGCGCCGTCGGGCTCGGCCGCGACGTCTCGCGCTTCCCGCTGTTCTGGTCGAACGTGCAGACGGTGCTCGCCGCGATGTACGGGCAGATCCCCAAGGTCGACGTCGACCGCGCCAACCTCGACCCCGGCGACGACGTCGCGCGCGTCGCCGCGCTGATCCTTGAGCGCATCTTCCAGTTTGAGGCCGACGATCTGGAGAACAGCCCCTACTACGTCATTCAGGACTGCATCCTCGATCGTCTCGTGGCCGGGCTCGGCGTGTCGTGGGCTCGCTACGAGTTCAAGTCGGAGGAGTTCACCATGCCGGGCGTGCTGGACGACGCCGGGCAGGCCCTGATGATCCCGATCATCACCGAGGAGCGCGCGCCGCTCGACTATGTGCGCTGGGCCGACTTCCTCTACTCGCCCTGCAAGCGCTGGCAGGAGCGCCGCTGGGTGGCGCGCCGGGTGCCGATGACCGCGGACGCGTTGCGCAAGCGCTTTGGCGAGGCCGCGCAGGGGGTTCCGATGGCCTTGAAGTCCACGGCTACAACGCGGGCCGCGGGCGACGACGACCCGCTGCGCGCGCTCACCGAGGACATGGCCGATGTGTGGGAGATCTGGTGCGGGACCACCCGCTGGGCCTACTGGTATGTGCAGGGCCTCGACCGGCTGCTCGACGCCAAGCAGGATCCGTTGCAGCTACAGGACTTCTTCCCCGTCCGCAGGCCGCTCTGCGCCACCACGCTGACCAAGGCGTACATCCCCAAGCCCGACTACGACTACGCGCGATCACAGTACGACGAGCTGGACATGATCGCCGTCCGCACCGGCCTGCTTACCGACGCTTTAAAGCTGGTCGGCGTCTACGACAAGGCCGCCGAGGGCGTCCAGAGGATGCTCAACCAAGCGGCGATGAACCAGCTCATCCCGGTCGACAACTGGGCCATGTTCGCGGAGAAGGGCGGGATCAAGGGCCAGGTCGATTGGATGCCGCTCGACATGGTGGTGTCAGCCCTGACCTACCTGACGCAGCGCAAGCAGACCCTGTCGCAGGAGATCTTTGAGCTGCTCGGCATCAGCGACATCCAGCGCGGCATGGCGCAGACCAAGGAGACGGCCACCACCCAGCGCCTGAAGGCCCAGTTCGGCAGCGCCCGCGGCGCCCGTGGCAGCGAGGAGGTGGCGCGCTTTGTCACCGACAACTACCGCATGCGCGCCGAGATCATCTGCAAGCACTGGCAGCCGCAGACCATCATGGAGACGTCGCAGATCGACAAGACCGCCGACAAGCAATTCGCGCAGCAGGCCGTGCAGATGCTCAAGAGCGACCCGAGCGTCGCCATGCGGGTGAAGATCAGCGCCGACAACGTCACCGCGCCCGATTGGGAGCTGGAGAAGGGCCAGCGGGTCGAGTTCCTGACCGCCGTCAGCGGCTTCATCCAAGCCTCGATGCCGCTGGTGCAGCAGTCGCCCTCGTCGGGGCCGTTCATCATCCAGATGCTGCAATGGACCGCGTCTGGCTTCAAAGCTGGGAAGCAGATCGAGGGCGTCCTCGATCAGGCTCTGGCTGCCATGCAGGCCGACAAGGCGAAGCCACCACCGCCCCCGCCGCCGCCCACCCCGTTCGACAAGAAGGAGCTGGCCGGGGCAGGCGAGCGCATCGCCAGCGCGCAGAAGGACTTCGCGGATGCAGTCAAGTCGCTGGTCGAGATCGGCATGGATCCGCTGATGGCCGCGCAGCAGCTGCTGATGTACAGCGCGCAGAGCGCCAAGGCCGTGCAGGCGATGACCAACACCGCACCGCCGGGACCGCCGGGGCCGCAGGGTGGCCCACCGCCACCGGGCATGCCGCCGGGTGGCCCCGGCGGGCCGCCACCGCCGCCGGGCGTCACCGGCGGCTTCCCGCCTAAGCCACCCGGCCCGATGCCAGCGCTGCCGGGCTTGCCGGGGATGTGACCGATGCCAGACGAGCGCGCCCTGTTTGAAGCGTGGTTCCGCACCTATTTCGGGGCGAGCGCGCAGGGCGCGCTGTTCGATCAGCCGTCCGAGCATTGGCTGGATAAGCTGGATGATGGGCGCTATGAATGGACGCGCCTTGAGGATGCGTGGCGGGGCTGGCAAGCCCGCGCGGCGTTGTGAAAGGGAAACCGATGAAAGTGATCCTGCAACCCGCCACCGTGCTGTGCGGCGCCTGCGGCAACATCATGTTGATGAAGCGGCAGGTAGCACCTACACCCAGCCACCAGTTGGTGGTGTATTGCGTCGCGCTGCTGTGCCCCGAGCGGCGCAAGCACTACCTGCTCGACATGGAAGTGCGCGAGTTGAAGGCAGGCCCTGCAACGGAAGAGGCGGTATGAGTATTAGCAAGGTAGTGCCGCGCGAGCCGACAGCGGTGATGGTGGAGGCGGCAGGAGTCACGGTGTGGGCCCGCAACGAACTACTCGGCGAAGTCTGGCGAGCCATGTACGACGCCGCCCCCTCAATGGCCGATGACGACGTAAGGGCGGCGCTGAAACAGCTGATGTTCGCGGCGCAGATAACCGGAGGAACGGCGGGCCGCGACGAAAGTCTGTGCGCCGCTGTCGACCAAGCCGAGCGCGCTCTAGCTACACCCTCAACAGGGGATGCGCTTCATGCGTTGGATGCCATAGTCGATTCTGCGTTGATGGGTTGCCCGTTCTGCGGCGGCGACTGCAGCGCAGCGAATCCGCCAGTAGCAAGTTGCCCGATGCGGGCCGCTATCCGCGACAGCGCCACGAAAGGATAGAGCGAATGAGCGACGGCAGCGGCACTGACCATTACGGGCATCCGTGGAACCATGACGAGCTTGTAGCCCCCTCAATATCCGATAGCCCAGCGGATGCGATGCGGGATGCGCTCGCGGAGTTGCTGGAACTGATCGAGCGACAAACGGGTCATGGCAGGCGCGGTACAGGAGTTTGGAAGCAAGGCTGTGATGACTGCGCCGTCTGCGACCGCGCTGTAGCCGCCCTATCGCGTCCAGAAGCGAAGGCTTAAGCCGTGGCGCGGCGTCGCTTCATCCAAGACCGCGTGACGCTCGAATTTCACGAGGTCACGGCCGACTATGAGCCCGACGCCGCGCGTACCGACGCCGCCCTGTGGGGCGACCGGCACTACGACGGCCAGCGCACCACCGACGGCGTGGACATCAGCTCGCGCACCAAGCACCGCGAGTACATGAAGCGCAACAACCTCACCACCGTCGATGATTACGGCGCCGGGCACTGGCAGAAGGCCGCGGAACAGCGCGAGCGCATCGCCCGTGGCGTCGATCCACACCGCAAGCACGAGATCGCCCGCGTGATTGCCCAACTTGAGAGGAAGCGCTGATGACCCCCGACACCGAAGCCCTCGACCCCGTCGAAGAAGCCCCGAGCCTGCGCGAGTCGCTGGAAGCGGCGATCACCGAGCATGTCGCCGTCGACCCCCACGTCGCCCCCGACACCGGCGGCGCGGAATCGCTGGCAGCGCCACCAGAAGCCCCGCCACGCGATCCGGCGGCGCCGCAGGCACCGCGAGCCCCACCCGCAGGCCCGCAAGCGCCTGCGGCCGATCCCGGCACCCCGGCACCGGCGAGCTGGAAGGCCGGGCTCCGCGAGCACTGGAAGACGCTCGCGCCGGATGTGCAGGCCGAGATCCACCGGCGCGAGAGCGAGCAGGTGGAGCGGATGCGCGAAAACGCCACGATGCGATACCACATTGGCCGGTTCCAGCAGATCGTGGAGCCCTACCGGGCGCTGATGGAAGCGGAGGGCGGCGAGCCGCTCGGCGCCTTCCACGACTACCTCCGCGCGGCGACGCTGCTGCGCACGGGCGCGCCGCAGGACCGCGCTGCGTTCGTCGCGGCGATCGTGCAGCGCTACGGCGTCCCGCTCGACGCTCTCGACGCCCATCTGGCGCAGGGCATCCGCAACGGCGCGGCGGTGACCCCGCCGTCGATGTATCAGGCGATGCAGCCGCCGCCCCAGCCGCAGCAGTTCCGCGACCCGCGTCTGGACGCTCTGTTCCAGCACGCCGAGCAGCAGACCGTGGGCGAGATCCGCAACGAGGTCGGCGCGTTCCAAGCCGACGGCAAGCACGAGTTCTTCAACGATGTGCGGCTGACGATGGCCGACGTCATGGACGCGGCCGCCAAGCGCGGCATCGAGATGGGTCTGGAGGACGCCTACCAGCGGGCGATCATGATCGAGCCCGAGGTCCGCAAGATCGTGGAGTCGCGCGGGATGCGGATGAACGCATCGCAGGCCGCGCGCACGTTGGCGGCCGCCCGCCACGCGTCATCGAGCCTGTCGAGCGGCCCGGCCCCACCGGCCGCACGGATGGCGACGGCGAATGGCGCCGCACCGTCGGTGCGGGCGTCGCTGGAAGCGGCGATTGACACCGTGCGGACAGGCGCGTAGCGTTTGCAGCGCTCGCAACACCGCATCGCCCCGGCATGAACCCGGCGCCCCCGCGCCGCGCCATCCTCTGCCACGGAGCGAGCCACGCCGCTTTAAAGCGTAGCTCCCCCACCGTCAAGGCGACGACTGAAGCGATTTCGCTTTTCATCGTCAACTTTTCAGTGAGGGAGTTATGTCTTTTCCCAGTGTCACCGACATCGTCGCGACCACGATCGAGTCGCGTTCGCGCCAGATCGCGGACAACGTCACCAACAACAACGCTGGCCTCGCCTACATCAAGGACAAGGGCAACGTAAAGACCATCTCCGGTGGCTCCGAGATCCTCGAGGAGCTGTCGTTCGCGGAGAACAACAACGGCGGCTTCTATTCCGGCTACGACCTGCTGCCGGTGGCCGCGCAGGACGTCATCAGCGCCGCCCGGTTCACGCTGCGGCAGGCCGCCGTGCCGATCGTGATGAGCGGGCTGGAGGATCTCCAGAATTCCGGCCGCGAGCAGATGATCGACCTCCTCGACGCGCGCATCAGCGTCGGTGAGTCCACGATGGCGAACATCCTGAGCTATGGCTTCTACGGCGACGGCACCACCGCGGGTGGCAAGGCGATCACCGGCATCGACGCCGCGGTTCCGGCCGCGGGCGCCACCGGACGGGTCAGCGGGGGCACCTACGGCGGCATCGTGCGCGCCTCGTGGCCCTTCTGGCAGCCGTACTTCAGCCTGATGGCCGCGGCGGCGTTGCCAACGACGATTCAAGCGGCGTTCAACGACACATGGGCGAATCTGGTCCGCGGTCAGGACCGTCCCAACGTGATCATCGTCGACAACTTCATGTGGGGCACCTACATGGCGTCGCTGCAAGCCTTGCAGCGCTTCACCAGCCCCGACAGCGCGCGGCTCGGCTTCCCGACGATCAAGTTCATGGACGCGGACGTCGTGCTCGACGGCGGCATCTACTTCGCCAGCTCGTCGTGGGGCAGCGGAGCGCCAGCGAAGACCGCGCTGTTCCTCAACACCAAGTACCTGAAGTGGCGCCCGCATGCGCGGCGCGACATGGTCCCGCTGTCGCCCAACAAGCGCTACGCGATCAATCAGGACGCCGAGGTCACGATTCTGGCGTGGGCTGGCAACCTGACCTGTTCGGGCCAGTACTTCCAAGGTCGGCTCAAGAGCCCGTAATCCCTGTCTGTTGCGGGTTCTTCGCGGCGTCGTCACAAGCGGCGCCGCGTCACCACTTTAAAGGAGCATCGACATGCCCGCAGGACTTCCCAGCGACTCGCTCGCCAACAACCTCGCCAATCCTACCGGCGGGCCGATCGATGCGCGCAACCGCACCGTCCTGTTCGATCCGTTGTCGGGGCCGAAGGGCTCGCCTCTCGACAAGGGCTCGCCCGGCACCGTCTCCACGGGTGCGCTCTCGACCGGGATCGGGATCGGCCTCAACTCGATCTTTTCAGCGCCCCCAGCGACGCCGCAGGTGGCCGTGTTCGCGGCGGGCTTCAACTACAACCAAGAGCCCGGCACGGCGCCGACGTACGCCGTCGCGCCGCCCCCCGGCGTGGTTGCCACCAACGTGGTGAACGCGACGCGCATGTATATCGGCGGCGGCCGCACGATCGCCAACGCCACCACACCCGACAAGTGGACCGTGCCCTTTGTAGCCTCGCCCTACACGGTTGGCGTGGCGCTCGTTGCGGCTGGTAACGGCGGCTCGCGCGATGCTGGCGCTGGCCCGGCCTTCACCGGCTTCCCGCTGCGCCTGCTGGCAGCTACGGGCGGGGTGGCGAACGGAGCGGCGATCGCGGCGGGCTTCATCAACCGTACCGGCGTCGCACTGGTCAACGGGCAGGCTGCGTTCGGCTCGGACGCCGCGGCGCTGGCCGTGGCCTCATAGGAGACAGACATGCGCTACGAGTTTTTTGACAAGGACGGCGTGCCGTATGTTCGCATCGCCATTGGCGGTGATGTGGTGGAGCGCGAAGCGACCGACGCCGATCGCGAGGTGGGGGAGAAGGAAAACGCCGCGGAGGACGCGCAGCTCGCGGCCGCCGAGGCGGAAACCAAGGAGCGCCTTGAGCATGCGGCCGCGAACGAGAAGGAGCGCACCGAGGGCAAGCCCCCGCCCGACGCCACGGATCAGCCCTCGCAGAAGCAGATCGAGCGCGAATTCGACCAGAAGCTGGAGTCCGAGCTGGAGGACCGCAACGGTCACAAGAAGCACAAGAAAAGTGCCGAGTAAATCGCCCGCGCAGGCGCGGCTGATGGCGGCCGCCGCGCATAACCCGCGCTTCGCTGCCAAGGCCCGCGTCCCTCAGGCCGTAGCCCGAGACTTCAATCGGGCGGATGCCGCGGGCGACGTCGGCGCCGCTCGCGGCGACGCGCGGGCGGCTGCGGGCGTCGGCCCGGATCCCGACGCCGCTATCGATGCACGCTTGCTCAAGCAAGCTCTCACCGCGCAGGAATTGCGCAAGCGAGGTCAGTGATGGGCATGAACGCACCGGGCGGCGCGCCTGACTACGGTCAGGGCGGCAGCGAGCAGGCGCAGATGGCGAACCAGTACGCGCAGCAGCAACGGCCGCAGATGATGCAGGGGCTGATGGGTGGTGCGGGCGACGCTGCGGCGATGCAGGGCGCCCAGCAGGCGCAGAACGCGGCCGAGGTAGCGCCGTTCACGGCGATGATGCGTGCGGGTGGCGCGACGCAGGCGGGGATGCCGCAGCCAGCGATGCAAGGCATGGCGGGGATGCTCGGCCGCGCTGGCGGGCCAGCGCCCCCGATGCCCGACTACGCGCAGATGGGCCAGCGTGAGCAGATGGCGATGCGGCAGAAGCCGATGGCGCAAGCGGGGCAGCAAAACGCGCTTGCGCAGCAGGCCAACGCGCTCGCGCAGGCCCAAGGCCCCACGGCTGCGGCGGCACCGCCGCCCGCGCCATCAGGCGTCGATGCCGCGCGCCAGCAGGCGCGGATGCAGCGGCAGTCGATGAAAGCGCAAGCGCTGCGAGATCCGTCGCAAGCGCCGACTGCGGCGATGATGTTCTGAGGAGGTTGATCATGGGAGCGTCTTCTGGACCCCCGCCCCCCGATTACGCGCAGCAGGCGCAGGGGCAACAGCAAGCGATGATGGGCGGCGATCAGGGGGGCAAGGGCGGCGGCGGCGGCCAGCCCAACTACTCGCAGATGGCGGGGTTCGCAGGTGGCCCGCAGCCGGGTATGCAGTCACCGAGCATGATGCAGGCCCAGCAGCAGCAGAACATGGCCCAGCAGCAGGGCGCGTACGGCGGCCAGCAGTCCTCGCTGATGCCGCAGCAGCCGCAGCTATTGCAGCAGGGCCAGCAGGATATGTACGGGCAGCAGCAGCAGCCGGGCGCGCAGTACTCGCCACAGGTGCAGGCGATGCAGGCGAAGGTGCAGGCCCAGCAGGCGAAGGTGGATGAAATTCAAGGGCGGTCACCTCAGTACGACGCCAACAACGCTGCGTTCACCACACCCGAAAGCGCTTTCTATGGCCTGCAACCGCTGACCGGGCAGAATTTGGAAGACGTCCAGCATCAGGGCGCCGAGGGCAGTTGGGGCACCTACGACCCGGCAGACGCCCTCATGCGGCGGCAGCGACTCGATGCCGCCACGGGCGGCAAGGCGGCGAATTACATCAACGCGTACGAAGCTGGCGGGCCGATGTACGACCTCAACCAACGGGTCGAGGCGCCGCGGGCGCAGGCAGCGCTGGAGCGCAAGCAAGCCAAGCTCCAGCGCATGTTACGGGGTGGGTAGAAGTCTCTGCCTACAGTTGTTTACCTAGCTAGGGAGTACAGACGATGGAAACATACGAAGGTGATCCGCAGGACTTCTCACCCGGCGACAACCGCAAGGGCGATGAGCACCTCGCCGTGCGCTTTTTCCGCAAGGCCGCGCGCGACGACGTCGCGAGCGCGGAAGCGGGCGTGATGCGCTTTAAAGAGCTGGACATGATCCAGATCATGGTGCCCGGCGATCGCGACAACGTCATCGTGCGGCCCGCGGGCGAGGGCGACATCCGGCGCTTTTCCAAGCAGTACGAGGATTGGAAGCGCAACGCGACGTCCGAGCAGTTGAACGGCATCCCGCTGGAGATGTGGGGCAAGCTCTCGCTGGCGCAGATCGAGGAGTATCGCTATATCGGCGTGCGCTCGGTCGAGCAGTTGAGCCAGCTCGCGGACGTCGCCTGCATGAAGCTGCCGGGCGCGCTGGAGATGAAGCGCAAGGCCGCCGCGTTCCTTGAAGTGCAGAAGGACGAGGCGCCGATGCGCAAGGTGCAGGCCGAGCTGGAGCAGCGCGATCAGGTGATCGCGGAGATGGCGGCGCGGCTGAACGCGCTGGAAGGCGCGCAGCGCGTCGAGAAGCAACCGCAGGCCAACAACCGACGGTGACATCATGCCGGTGCAAATCACACGGTTCGACTTCGGGCAGGCGATTAATTTCATCTGCACGCTGGTCGGCTATCCGATTTCACCGGACCCCGCGGGCTCACCGGACCTCAAGCATGTCCAGATGCGCGGCGCGATCACCGAGGCGTGCGCCGAGCTGATCGCGCTGCGCGAATGGCAGGATCTCACCACCGAGGGGGTGATCCAAGTCGTCGCGGACGGGGTGGGGCAGAAGCAGAAGGCATTCCCGCTGCCCGACGATTTCTATCGCTTCATCGACCAGACGCAGTGGAGTTCGCAGATGCTGGCGCCGCTCGGCGGCCCGGCATCAGCGCAACTGTGGGCGCGCTTCAACGCTGTAGGCTATCCCTCCAGCACTGCCTTCTGGCAGATCCGCGGCGACATGCTTTGGGTGCTGTCGCCGCCGTACCCTGATCCGCAGCCGTTCAGCTTCTTCTACATAAGCCGGGCGGTGATCATCGATGAAACCGATCCGACGATCCGCAAGAATCAGGTCACCAAGAACGGCGACAGCTTCGTTCTCGACGCCTACTTGATCGCGCTGCTGGCGCGCAAGAAGTGGCTGGAGTGGAACTCGATGTCGTCGGAAGCTGCGACGGCCGACTTCAACGCCGTCTACAGCTCGCGCGCGGGCGCCGACAAGGGCGCGTCGATTCTCTCGATCTCGACCGCGTGGGAAGGCACGCCGCTGATCGGCAACATCATTGGCACCGCGGGCATCCCCGGCCCCGAGGGGGCGGCCTCGATGGTGCCGGGTCCGATCGGGCCGATGGGCAACCCCGGCCCGGCGTCGAGCGTGCCGGGGCCGATGGGGCTCACTGGCGTCACGGGTGCGACCGGCGCGATGGGCCTCACGGGCGCCGACTCGACAGTGCCGGGGCCAGCCGGTTTCACGGGCGCCACGGGCGCGGCATCGACGGTGCCCGGCCCGCAGGGCGATCCCGGCGTGCAGGGCATCCCCGGCTACACGGGCGCCACGGGCGCCACGGGCGCACCTTCCACCGTGGCTGGGCCAGCGGGCTTCACGGGCGCCACGGGCGCGCCCGGCAGTACGGGTGCGCAGGGCTTCACGGGCGCCGCCTCGACGGTGCCGGGACCGATGGGCCTCACCGGCAGCACGGGCGCCGTCGGTGCCACGGGTGTCACGGGCGCGCCGTCCACCGTACCGGGGCCGCAGGGCCTCACGGGCGCGACCGGCGTGCCGGGCTCCACAGGTGTCACCGGCACCACGGGCGCCACCGGCACGGGCGTGTGGAGCTGACCCGGTGCCGCAGCCTGCCTTTCAGCCCCAGCCTGATCACTATCAGGGGGGCATGTTCCCCGCGCCCCTCAAGGGGCTGACGGCGCGCTACACGCTCAACGCGCAGGACGCGAACACTGCGCTGATATTGCGGAACGTGCTCTGTCGGCGCTACGGCGTCGAGCTGCGCCGGGGCTACCGGCGGTGGGTGTCGAACATGCCGGGTCCGGTGCGCTCGGTGATGTCGTACTTCCCGCCGCGGGGCACCGGCAGCACTACCATGCCGCACCTGTTCGCGGGCTGCGCGGACAGCAAGGTCTACGATGTGACGAACACGATCGCGCCGGGCACGCCCCCGCCCGTCGCCATCACGGCCACCTTGGCCGCGCAGAAAAATCCCGGCGTGTGGAGCTGGACGAATTTCAGTGCGGGCGGCGCCAATTTTCTCGTGATCTGTAGCGCGGGGTCGGGCGTGTGGACGTACGACGCCGTCGGCGGCTGGATCGATCGCACCGTTGCGATCACCGGCGGCCCGGCCATCGATTTCGATTTTGTGATGGTGTGGAAGAACCGTCTGTGGTTCATCGCGCTCAACTCCAACATCGTCTGGTATCTGCCGGTGCTCTCGGTGCAGGGCGTCGCCAAGAGCTTCGACTTCGGCCCGCTGCTGGTGTTCGGCGGCGACGTCGCGGCGCTCGCCTCGTGGACGCTCGATGCGGGCGACGGCGTCGATGACAAGATGGTGGTGATGGGCCGGGGCGGTGATGTGCTGGTGTACGAGGGCACTGACCCTGCTTCGGACTTTCGCATCATTGGCCGCTGGAACGTCGGTCACCTGCCGGTGGGGCGCCGCTTCGCGTCGAAGTACGGCGGTGACCTCGCCATCATCAACGGCAACGGCATCGAGCGCATGAGTCAACTGACCGCGGGGCGCGGGCTCAACGTGCCGATGGGTGAGCTGGGCGGCGATGCTGATTGGGTCCGCTACATGGAGCACATCGCGCAGGATGTCCACGCGACGCGGCTGCTGCCGTTCTGGCAGATGGTTCACTACGCAGGTGAGCAGTGTGCGATCGTGGTCACGCCCCACAACGATCTGCTGAATGGCGCGCTGCAATACGTCTTCGGGACGCTGTCCGGTGGCTGGAGCGAGTTCACCAACCTGCCGATGATCTCGCTGGAGCTGCACGACGGCGAGCTGTACTTCGGCACCGCCGACGGCAAGGTGATGCGGATGTTCTACGGCGGCACCGACGACTCGCTGTCGGACCTTGTGCCGGGCCAGCAGATCACCGCGGAATTGCAGACGGCCTTCGTGGCGGTGAGCAGCGACGAGTTCCACACCAAGCGCCCGCTGATGGCGATGCCGATGTTCATCGCGCCGTCGGCGCCGAGCGTGAAGGCGCGGATCAACACCGATTGGAGCTTCCAAGCCGTGCCGGGCTCGCCCATCTACGGCCAGAGCACGCTCGGCACATGGGACAACGCAGTGTGGGACGCCTCCGTGTGGGGCGGCACCGGCAACTTCTACAACGCGTGGGTCGGGGCCGAGGGGATCGGCACGCACTGCTCGCTGCGGATGTCGTTCACGGGCGTGGCACCGGGCACGATCTTCACCACATGGAAGCTGCTGGTGGAAACCGGCAGGGGGGTCATATGAAAGGTATCGCCTACATCGTACTCGCGGCCGCGGTGTTGTCCGGGTGTCAGACTACCTTGGACCCCAACTATGCGCTCCAGCTTGAGTCGTACCGCATCACCATCACGAGTCAGCAAAACGTGGAGATGGCGAAGGCGCGGGCCGATGAAGCTCGCTATCAGGCACTGGCGACGATCGCGCAGCACGGCGGCCCGCAGGCGCAGCAACTGGCGATCTTCGCGCTGGCGCTCGGCAAGGGCGACGCGGCCAGCGCGCGCAACGTCGGGCTCACGCTGCCTGCCATCCCCGAGTCGTCGGAGGACCGCGCTTTAAAATGGGCCGCGATTTTCGCAGGCCCGACAACGGCCATTGCTACCGGCTACTTCGGCTACAGGCTCGGTGTCACCCAATCCAACAATACCGCGAGCAGCACGATCGCGAGCTACAACGCGCTCGGCGGCACAGCGATCGCTGGCTTCAACTCCAACCAAAACATAGCAGGGGGCGCCTTCAATGTGGTTGATCGTGTCGCGGGCTCCGCGTTCGGCGCGCTGCCGGGGCTGAAGCCGACGGTGCCCAATATCACGCTCAACGGCAACGGGGTGATAGGCGCGGGACGCTACACGGGAGACAATAGCGGCGCCAACAGCGGCAACAGCGGGCGCATCAATTCGCCCGACACCACGACCAACAATCGCAACTGCAACGGCGGTACGACCGATGCGGCGGGCAACGCTGGTGCCACCTGTTGACCTGCCCACGCGCGTGGCGTTGCTGGAAGCGAGGGTACGGCTCATCGTGCTCGCGCTGGAAGGCATCATCATCACGGTCGTCACGGCGTTGATCGCTTACTTTTTTAAGACATGACATGAGCTAAGTTGTCACCGCACTGACGCCGCTGGAGAA